TTATCTTTTAAATTAATTAGATTATTATTATTCATAATATTCATTAACATATATGATAATGTCAATTCTTTTAATGTACTTGAGTTACCTTTATTCTTATTGGTCAAAATAGTAATTTTTTTCTTTTTCTTAGATATTTTTTCATTTTTATTGTATGAATAATCAATTAAATCTTTAATATTCCCATGTTCATCAATATCATCTTCATAATCTTCTTGTGGTGGATCATCATTATTATTATTATTATTATTATTATTATTATTATTAATATTAATATTCATAGAAAGTTTTTTAGAACGTGTGGTCATTTGATGTTGACTCATTTAAATATTAATGTATATATATATTTATTAATTATATTTTTAAATCAAATTTTTAAATTTGATATTTAATAAAATAAATTTGAATATTAATTTAAAAAAAAGAATAATATATAATATAATTATATAGATAATGGAATTACAACAACCAGAAACAAAAAATATTTCTTCAGTTCAATTTAGTATCATGAGTCCTGATGAAATAAGGTCTCGTTCCGTAGTCGAAATTACTAAATATGAAACATATGATAAAGATACACCTGTTGTAAAAGGATTATTTGATATTCGTATGGGTTCTACTGAAATGGGTAGAATATGTCAGACATGTGGACAAAAAAATATAGATTGTCCAGGTCATTTTGGTCATTTAGAACTAGCAAAACCAGTATATCATTTTCATTTAATAGATCAAGTACCTAAGATATTAAAATGTGTATGTTTTAATTGTTCAAAATTATTAATTGATAAGGATAATAACTTAGTACAAAATATATTAAAGAAAAATCCTAAAATAAGATTTAATGAAATATATGAATTATGTGGAAAAGTAAAAAGATGTGGTGAGCAAAATATAGATGGTTGTGGATGTAAACAACCTGATAGATATAAAGTTTCTAATATTGAAGGTATTCAAGCAAAATGGACAAAATTAGAAATAAATGAAAGTAATTCATCAGATATCAAAACACAATTATTAAAAGTTGAACATGTTAAATCTATTTTAGAAAAAATTACAGATGAAGATGCTGAATATATGGGATTCTCTAGAACATGGTGTCGTCCAGAATGGTTAATATGTTCTGTATTACCTATTCCACCACCTGCAGTACGTCCTTCAGTAAAACAAGATAATTCTCAAAGAATGGAAGATGATTTAACACATAAATTATTTGATATTATTAAAGTAAATAATACTATTAAAGATAAATTAACAGCAGATCCTAATTCTGATGTAGATATATATTCTATGAATTTACAATATCATGTAGCAACATTAATTAATAATGAATTATCTGGTGGTATTAATCAAGCAGCACATAGATCGGGAAGACCTTTAAAAGCAATTACTCAAAGATTAAAAGGTAAAGAAGGGCGTATTAGAAATAATTTAATGGGAAAACGTGTTGATTTCTCAGCTAGAAGTGTAATTACACCAGATCCAAATATTGAATTAGATGAATTAGGTGTTCCTGAAAAGATTGCTAATAATTTAACATATCCAGAAAAAGTAAATAATATTAATATTAATAAACTTAATCAATTATTTGAAAAAGGTTATAATATTTGGCCAGGTATTAAAAGTATTATTAAAAAAGATAGTAAAATGATTATAACATTAAATGAAAATAATATTAATAATATTGAATTAGAATTAGGTGATATTGTAAATAGAAATATTATGGATGGTGATTATGTATTATTTAATAGACAACCTTCATTACATAAAATGAGTATGATGGCACATAGAGTTAAAGTAATGAAAGGTAATACTTTTAGATTAAATGTAAGTGTAACTCCCCCATATAATGCTGATTTTGATGGTGATGAAATGAATATGCATGTTCCTCAATCAATTACATCAGTATGTGAACTTAAAAATTTAGTATCTGTAAAATATCAGATTATATCTCCAAGAGAAAATAAACCTATTATTACTATTGTTCAAGATACATTATTAGGTATCAATAAATTAACTAAATCAGAAAAAATTAATTATTTAGGTAATTCAAATAATGGAAATTATTATAATGAAAATACTAATATTTATCAAGTTCAAGATACTGCTGAAAATAATACTATAATTGAAGAAACATCATATTTTAATAAAACTCAAATGATGAATATTATATGTAATTTATCAACATTTAATGGTATTCCTCCAAAATCAAGTAAAACTATTACATTAAATGGTAATGATATAGAATTATGGTCCGGTAAAACAATATTATCTTATATTTTACCAAATAATCTTAATTTAGAATTTAATAATTCTACCTATGATAATAATATAGATGATCCGCATAATGATAAATTAAATAAAATCATTATTAAAAATGGTGAATTAATTCAAGGTAGTTTAGATAAAAATGTATTTACTAAAACTTCTAAAGGTTTAATTCATACAATATATAATGATTATGGCAGTGAAAAATGTTGTAATTTTATCAATGATTTACAAAATATTGTAACACATTTTCTATTAATTGAAGGATTTTCAGTTGGTATTGGTGATATTATTGCTGAAGATTCTATTAATGAAGAAATTAATAATACTATTCAAGAAAATAAACAAAAAATTAATGAATTAATGCAAGAGATTCATTTAAATGTATTTGAAAATTATTCAGGACAATCTAATAATATGTATTTTGAATCTAAAGTCAATTCAATTCTTAATGAATTACTAAATAAAACTGGTAAAACAGGTTTAAGAGATTTAGATCAAAAAAACCGTGCCGTTAATATGATTAATTCTGGATCTAAAGGTAAAACAACTAATATTGCTCAAATGGTTGCTTGTTTAGGACAACAAAATGTAGATGGTAAACGTATTCCTAATGGATTTAATGATAGAACATTACCTCATTATTATAAATATGATGATTCTTCTGAAGCAAGAGGTTTTGTTGAAAATTCATTCATATCTGGACAATCACCACAAGAGTTCTTCTTTCATGCTATGGGTGGTAGAGAAGGTCTTATTGATACAGCATGTAAAACTGCTGCTACCGGTTATATTCAAAGAAAATTAGTTAAATCTATGGAAGATTTATATGTTAATTATGATTTATCTGTTAGAAATAGTACTGGATGTATTTATCAGTATATATATGGTGATGATGGTATGGAAGGTATTAATATTGAATCACAAAGTATATTAATTAATAAACTTGATACTGAAGGTTTATGTAAAAAATTCTTATTTGAAAATGATATTAAATGGGATCAAATATTAAATGAAAAATCTATTTCAGATATGAAAGAAAATAAAAAATATCAAGAAAAATTAAATGAAAGTTTTGAAAATATATTAAAACATAAAGATTATTTATATAAAATTAATAAAACATTAGAAAATAATATCTTATATCCAATAGATATTAATCGATTATGTAAAAATAAATGTTTACAGAAAGAAAAAATATTATCTAATGTTTCTCCATTATATATTTTAGAACAAAATGAAGAATTAAAAGACAAATTATATGTAACTGAATCATTTAAAAATAATAAAATTATTCAAATATTAATTGATATTCATTTAAGTCCTAAATTATTAATTAAAGATTTTAATATCCAAAAAGATGAATATGATGAAATAATTCAAGATATTGAAAATTTATTTGAAAAATCTAAAATATCTCCAGGTGAAATGGTAGGTGTTATTGCAGCACAAAGTATTGGTGAACCAGCAACACAAATGACTTTGAATACTTTTCACTTTGCTGGTGTCTCTGCTAAATCTAATGTAACTAGAGGTATTCCAAGATTAACAGAATTATTACATTTAAGTAAAAATATTAAATCACCTTCAACTATGATATTCTTAAAAGATGAGTTTAATTCTGATAGAAATAAAACTCAATATGTTAAAAATAAACTAGAATATATTGGATTAAAAGATATTATTAAAAATAATCAAATATATTTTGATCCTAATAATGATTTATTTAAAACTGTTATTGAAGAAGATAAAGAAATGTTATCTGTTTATAATGAATTTAATAAATTACAACATGAAGATATAGATTTTGAAAAAACTGCTCCATTTATTATAAGATTTGTATTTGATAAAATAATTATGATGGAAAATAATATTACTATGGATGATATATATTTAGCAATTATGAAATTTTATAATGTAGATAAAAAAATTAATTATTATTTCTCAGATGATAACTCTAAAGAATTAATTGGTAGAATATCTATTGTTCAAGAAATGGATGGTGAATTACAAGAAAATGGATTATATGATCAATCTGATGTAATAACTGTATTTAAAAATATTATGAATGATTTATTAGATAATGTAGTAATTAAAGGTATTGAAAATATAGAAAATTTAGTAATACCTGATCATAAAATAACTATTAAAGAAGATAATGAATATATTGATAAAAAAGAATATATATTACAATCTGATGGTGTAAATTTATTAGAAATATTTAATTCTAAATATGTTGATTTTAAAAGAACATATTCAAATGATATTAATGAAATTTATGAAAAATTAGGTATTGAAGCATCTAGAAATATATTAATAGAAGAAATTAGTTCTGTATGTGATGATGCTGGTGAATACATTAATTCTAGACATATTGAATTATTAGTTGATGTTATGACTAATAAAGGATATTTAACTGCAATTAATAGACAAGGTATTGGTAGAGGTGATGTCGGTCCATTAGCAAAATCTTCATTTGAAGATACTGTAAGTGGATTTATCAAAGCAGGTATATTTGGTGAAAAAGATAAACTAAAAGGTGTATCTAGTAATATCATGATGGGACAAACTATTAAATCTGGAACTGGATTAACTGAACTATTATTAGATGAAGAAAAACTTATTGAAAGTTTAACAGAACTTGATTATAAAGAAAATGAATATATTGAAGATATTGATGAAAATATTGATACATTATTAAATGATAATGATGTATTAGTTGATGAATATTGTAATGATGATAATTTTGCATTTACAGTTTAATAATCTAATTTACTAATACCTCTGCGAATAATTTCTTCATAAATTTCATCAGGGCATTTATTTAATAATTGAATAGAATCAGGTTTTACTTTAATTTCATTAGTTTTAGATATTTCATTTTTAAAATTCCCACATCGATCTTTTAATGATAATTGTTCACTAAATGTTAATTTATTACCTTCTTTATTATTATATTTTTTAAATTGATGCGGAATTTCTCTATAATATTCCATTTCAGCCTCTTTTAATACTTTAGATATATCTATATCTTGTATTATATTATTTAATTCATCTTGACTATATTTTTTATTTGTATTCATAACTTTATTTAAATCACTTATTTCATCAGTTTCATTTTCATCTAATGTTTCATCTTTAGATCTACTTTTATTCTCTTCTCTATCTAATTCCAATAATGATCGTTCTTCTTCTAATTTTTTTCTGTCTTCTTCTAATTTTTTTCTCTCTTCTTCCAATTCTTCTTTTTCACGTTTAATTTTATCTAAATCATCTTTATCTTCTTCTTTTTCATCTAATTTTTTATCAATATCAATATTAAGTTCTTCGTCAACATCATCTTTAGGTAATTTTGGTAATCCAGGTGGTTTATTTATATCAGGTAAATCTTCATCATCATCCATTAATTTAGGTTTTTTAAGATCGTCTATTGGCGGTGGTATGGGAGGTCCTGGTGGTTTGGGAGGTCCAGGTGATCCAGGTAGTCCAGGTGGTTTGGGAGGAGATCCAGGCGGACCAGGAGGTCCAGGTGATCCAGGTAGTCCAGGTGGTTTAGGTGCTCCAGGCAGTCCAGGTGGTTTAGGTGTCCCAAGAGATCCAGGTAGTCCCGATGATGTAATGGGTGATCCCATTGTATTAGGCAGTCCCGTTGGTATACTGGGTGATCCCGTTGTACTGGGTAGTCCCGTTGATGTACTAGGCAGTCCAGGTGGTTTTGAAGAAATATCGGGTATACTAGACGATCCCGTTGTTGCACTAAGCATTCCAGTCGGTTCATTAGATTCAATAGGCATACTTGGTGGTTTAGAAGGTGTAATGGAAGTTCCTGTTGACGAATTGGGTAGTTCTCCAGTCGATGGTCCAGGCGATTTAAGGTTTTCAGGTAGTTCAGGTGATGAATCTAAATCAACCATTTTTTCTTCCTCTTCGGGTGCACCACCATATTGTTTACGTTTATTTTCATTAATATCTAAATTATGGATTTTTTTAAGAATCTTTATAATAGATGATTTATTTGTATTTTTTTGTCTTAATATTTCTAAAGAAAAATATCTTGATAATAAAGTTAATCTATGTTCAAAATATATTAATAATTTTATTTTATCTTTTCTAGATAAATCTAATATATCATCAACTAAAAACATTAAATTTTGTTTATTAAATTTAATTAATGTATCTGATGGTGCCTCACATTTTTTATTACTAGAAAATGAAATATTCCCTGTGAATAAATCAAATAATGAAGTAGGATTTTTTGAACAATCTTTTAATTTAGATGAAACTATATCTTTAAAAGTTTTATCAGAAGATAATTTTAAACTTGCTTCTTTTAATATATCATCTAAATCTCTAACATCAAATAATTTATCCATTAAAACTGATTCAACTTCTAATTCATATTCTTTATCATATCTATCTAAACATGTTATTATAGAATAAATATCAACATTTGTTTTTACATATCCTTGATCAAATAAATCATTATTATGAATATTATAATCAATAATATGTTGAAATAATAATTTAATATTCTCTTCTAATGAAGAATTAATTATTGATAAATCTATATTTTTTTTTATATCATTTTGATTAATAATATTTTGATTTTTATAGATTCCCATAATGACACTTGATGATTTTAAATATTTATTACTATCTATAATTTTTCTTAATTGAACTTAATCTACCATATTTACATATCTATTCTCTAACTTTCTCATAAATATATTAGTAGTTGGTAAATATTTAAGATAAGGATCTAAAAATACATCTTTAATTATATTACTTAATTTTTTAGAAGAACCACCTTTTTGAGATTTTTTTTTATATTTCTTTTGTTTTTTATTAGTCAATTTCCTTTTATTATTTCTTTTTGATTTATTTCTAACTTTTCTATTAGTTAATTTACTTTGTTTCATATATATAATTATTATATTTTTTTTATATTAAATAGTATTATTTATTTTTTAGATTTAGTAGGCGTTCTTTGAATTTTATTAAAATTTTTAGATTTAGTTGGTGTTCTTTTAACTTTAGTAATCTTTTTTGATTTTGTTGGTGTTTTTTTTTTAATTTTTTTAGGTGTTAATTTTTGTCTTAATTTCTTAAGAGTTCTTTTTTTCTTTTCACCTTTTTTCTTATTAGATAGTCTTTTTTGTTTTTTAAGTGTTCTTTTTTTAGTAGAACTTTTAAATGATTCTATCAATTCAATATATTTATCAGTATCAACTAAACTACCATCTGGATCATTTGATTTCAAATCATCTATATAACTTAATAAATCACTATTTAATTTATTTAAATTTTTATTAGAAGTTTTTGAACTTAATATTTGTTGAATAATACTAAACATTTTATTTTCTAAATCTTTTATTAATTCTTTTTGTTCTTTATTTTCATATTCTAAATTTTCATATTTTGAATTTTCTAACATTAATTGAAATGATTCTTGTCTTAATAAATTATATTTATGAATTAATTTAATTTGTTCTATCATTAATTTTTTTACTTTTTCATATTCCGGCGATGATTTATGTGGTAATTGTTTAAATAAATCTGTTTGAATAACTTCTTCTTTTTTTAATTTTTCCATACGTTCTTCCATTTCTTTCTTTTTTTGTTCATCTTCTTGTTGTTTTTCTTTTTCTTTTTGAAAATCTTCTTTTTCTTTTTGAAAATCATCTTTTTCTTTGTCTTTATCTGATGATGAACTAAATAATCTATCCATGAATGAAGGTTCTTTCTTTTCAGGTTGACCTGATTCATTTGGTAAATCAGATTCACTTGATTTTTCATTGGGTTTAACAGGTTGTTTACCAGGTTTTACAGGTTGTTGACCAGGTTTAACAGGTTGTTGTCCTGGTCTTGCTGGGGATGGTGGTCCTGGTCTTGCTGGGGGTGGTTGTCCTGGTCTTGCTGATGATGGTGCGGCAGGTGTTTGAGAAGGTCGAACTTGTTGTCCACTAGTAGTATTAGTAGTTCTATTCGCAAGTTGATTTAATTTTTGTTGGAGTTGTGTTGATTGATTTTGAGCATCTAATAATGCTTTTTTATTTTGACTTTCTAAAGCTTTTGCTTGTAATTCTCTTTGCTTTTTAAGTTCTTCCTTTATTTTTTTCATTTCATCAGATTCAGTATTGTTAGTTCCATCTCCATCACCTTGATCATTTTGATCTGAGGGATTCGGTTCATTTGATATTCCAAACATTTTCGCACGACGACTTACCATTTTATCTTTTAGTACCTTATTTTGTTGGATAAGTTCTTTGGCTGCTCTCTTGTTGATATAATCCGGACTTATTGTATATTCGCTTAAATTCCGCAAAAGTTTTTTTTGTTTAGAAGATGTTGTTATATTTTCCCAGGTACCATGCATTTTTGACTTGGCAGGATCTTCTGTCTCTTCAGGGACACTATCATCACCATCTTCCGTGCCAGCTCCCCCATATAAAAGTGAGTGCATGCCCCTACCAATTCCCCCACCCGTCGTAGATTTCAAGGGTCTAAATGTAAAGCGGAACGGCAACTCGCCACTGCCCGATACCAGGGCTTGTGGAAATTCACTTATAATTAATTGCAATTTGGTAAGACTTATTTTTCCATTCTCAGGCCACTGTCCATTGTCATATAAAGATTTATCATTTATTTTTTCTAGAACACATGGATTGTCTGAGAGACATTTACCTTTTAGTATTTTAAAACTTGGATGTTCTTCCAACTTTTCATTAAAATATAAGTAACTTTTATCAACTACGTTGCCAGCATCGTTCTTCCGGGCCAAAATCCAGTTGGTGGGATCCCCGAGCCCGACCACCGCAAATAAGTTTAAGAATTCTGCAAGAAGGGAAATTGCTGCTGGTGGTGCCTCTCCTGCTCCATTCGCCGCTGCAAGTTGGACAGCCTCGACAAACTTTTCCAAAACATCTTTGGCGACAGCTCTGTCTGTAATTTGAGCATGTTTATCTTCTATTTTAAATATAACACCATCCCCAACTAGTTGACTATCAGTAATTACATTTTCTCCCGACCCCTTGTCGTACCATTCGCCTTTTTGTTCTCTCCCCAAAACTGTTATTGCGTATTCTCCACCTAATTCTTCCAAATTTACTTTACCTTTTCTTGTCAGGTCGTCTCTCAAGCGTTCTACTAGTTCTCTGGTTTGTCCAATTTTAGTAAGATTTAACATACTATATTGAGATTCAACTATATAAGTTATTTGAAAAAATTCTTTTGTTTGTTTGATCTCGGTATCCCCGAGATTTTGAAAATATTCAGTTATAACGGTGGGTTTTAGATTAATATTTTTAAATAGTTGTAATGTAAATTCACTTAAAAGTTCAAAATTGTCACCTTTCAAAGTATCATACATAGATTTATGTCCAGGTAATTTAGAATAATCATTATCGGAGTCCATTGCGACCAATCGAATAGTAATATGTCGGGCCTTTTTGTTATATTCTCGGAGACGCATGGTAGTGCCTTTGTTAGAAAATCCATTTTTAGATCTTGGGTCATTTTTAACAATCTCGGACACTTCCGTTGGATTTTTGAGTTCAATAACGCCCGATTTGTCAGCATCATATAATGCTTTATATATATTTTTTACAAATGATTCAATCACATCATAACTTGATTCATCTGTGGGAAGAGATGTAAATGATAAATATTCTTCAAAAAATGTATTTAAAATTTTCAGCTTTCGCAGAGGACCTGACACTTCCCCACTGCTGTCGTCGTCGCTAAGATTTTCTCTGTCCTTCCGTCCATCTTTTACCTCGTCGTCGCCGGTACCGTCATCGTCGACTCCTGAACTGCCAGCAGCACCATAACTCTGACCAATACTACTAAGACACTGTGTTATTGCATCGGAATTTCTATTCTCATCTGCTTTAAAAACAGCATCAGCAATTTTCATGCGAGCATCTAGTTCGAGTTTTAATTTCTCGAACATTGGGTCAAGGTACCTAAGTTGATAGTCTGTCAGTTGGTCGTCGCCGACGGGGGCGTCGCCAAGGGTTATTCGCTCCTCGCGCATCCGCGCGTTCCGCCCAAAACTGAAAAGAAATAGGAACAACATTTTATAATCGGCACTATCAGAACAATTAAAATTTATGAAAATTTCCTCTATAAAATCCATCGGTTCGACGAGTGGGCCCATGATTGTTTCTGCTTTACTTGCCCAAGCAGCAGCATCACTTATGTTAAATAATTTCTTTACAACAGATATGCGTTCTGGCGTCAGGGTTGCCGGCACCTGGCAAGCATCCCTAATCAATTTCCACAACGTATCTTTACTAATAATTCCTTGATGGGGTATGGTCGGTGGGTCATTGGTCCAAGCATCGTACATTTTATTGAAATGTTCGCTTACGGTATACGTGTTCCGTCCCGGCGCGAGAACGGCGGATTTTTTCGTAACATAATCAATTGCGAATAAATCAACTTGTTCATAAAAACAATGTCTGTATAGTTTTTCGTTCACATCCTCTATTGCTGCATAAACGCCGGTGTGGTCAGTGGGTGGGATGACCATTTCTTTAATTCTTTTGAGAAGGTCGGCATTTTTATCAGGATCTTTGAGATCAACTATTAAATTATATAATAAGACAAACCCACGTAGGTCATTTAATATCCCTATTAACTCAATATATCTTCCGGCGTCCAGTCCAGTACTGGCCGGCCTCAGGGTCTCAATGCCACGCATAACTCCAGATGTTCCACCAGCATTTTTGGCATTATCAAAAAGATTATTGAGCATCTTGCTGTCGAATTTATTAGAATCAAAGGCTTCTACCCTCTGGGCTGGATTTGTAAATAAATCAATATGAGGGAGTAACCAATTTATGTTGACCGTGTCGCCATTCGCCGCCTCAGTGTAAATATTTGTCCCGTGGCCGGCCTCGGGAACCTTGCGATCCCCCACGGCTATTCGTTGGCGTTGCCTATTCTTCTCGAGGACCAGGCGCTCGGCGAGGGACCCCGCGGCGCCGAATGTGTTCTGGCGGGCGGTGTCATCGGGCAGTGCAGCGTCCGTCAAATTCGGCCACGCATTATTTGGAAAATCCCTCATCATCTCCACCATATGGTTACTTAACGCTCCGTCCCGCTGACTTACTAGTATATCTAGTAGTTTTATATTCATCATCAACAAATTATTAGATTTAAGTATTTTCACAAGTGCTGAAATAGAACCTGGTGTCAGATCATGGGTGTTCATTTCGAACTTATTGAGTTTAGTAGCAACAGCTCTCAAAGAATCCTTGGCACTATCTTTATCAGTTAATTCCTTATATACTGCCGACATGTTTAATTTTTCTGCCCCTCCATATTGATAATTATTCATTCTATATATTATTATTACAAAAAAAAAATATATTATTAATTTATAAATGAATATTACTTGTGATTGTAAAACTATAACTTTAATAATTATTTTAGCATTAATTTTATTAATATTAATGGGAACTTTATTCTATAGAATGAAAAATGATGTAGATGAAAATAAATGTGATTGTGATAATTAAAAATTTTCCCAATGGTATTTTGTGATAATTAAAAATTTTCCCAATGGTATTTTGTGATACCAATTAATTTAATATTTAAGTATTTAACAATTATAATATTAAATAATGTCAATAAAAGGCAATAAAGGTTTTATAAATCATGGAAATACATGTTATTTAAATTCAGCATTACAATGTTTATCACACATTGATATTTTAAGTGATAATAATTTTAAAAACCAAATTATAAAATATAAAAGAGGTAATACACCTTTAGTAGATGAATGGTTAAATATACAAAATCAAATGTGGTCTGACAATAATAATAATTCTATAAATTCTAGTAATTTAATCCAAATATTTATAAAAAAATGTAAGGATGAAAATATTTATTTTGAATCTTTTGAACAAAATGATGCTTCTGAATTTTTAAATTATTTTTTAGATTTTATTCATAATGAAATATCTAGAAAAATAAATATGAATATTAAAGGTGATGTAAAAACAAAATTAGATAAATTATATCATAATAATTTAAAAACATATGAAAAACATTTTAAAAATAATTATTCATGTATTATAGAAAATTTTTATTCAAGTTTGTTAGGTTTAACACAATGCCCTATATGTAATCATACAACTGATAATCATGAACCATCATCTATATTAACTTTAACATTAAAAAATGAATATAAATCATTATATGATTGTATAGATGAATATGTAAAAAAAATATCATTAGATGATGATAATAAATTAAAATGTGAAAAATGTAATGATTATGTTAATTCTAATAAAAAATTAGTATTTTGGAATTTAGCACCTATATTAATTATTTTAATAAAAAAATATAATGAAAATGGAATAATATCTAATTATATTGAATATCCTACTAAATTAGATATGAATAAATATTGTTTAAATTATAAAGATAACTCTACAAAATATGAATTAAGTGGATTAATTATACATAATGGTGGATTAAATTCAGGACATTATTATTCTATATGTAAAAATACATTAGAGAATAAATGGACAGTTTTTAATGATACAAATGTTTTTGATATAGATCAAAATAAAATATTCAATAATCATCCATATTGTTTATTTTATAGAAGAGTTTAGAATAAACTCTATACTATAGAAGAGTTTAGAATAAACTCAATAATATTCTTCTTCAATATATTCATCTTCTTCTGAATTATAATTATATTCATAATCTTCTAATAATTCTATATTTTTATAAATAAATTCTATCAAATCATTAGAATTATTATTTTTATTAAAAATATTATTTGTAAATCCATATGATATTTCTTTAAATTCTATAAATAAATCTATAATATCTGAACAATATTTTAAATTAAAATATTCAAAATTTTTATTATAAATTAATTTAGAATCATAAATATTTTCAATATAATTTTCATATAAAAATTCACAAAAATTATTAAATAATGATTCTTCATCAGTATTTAATTTAAAATCTTCATTATTTTTATCAATAAAATTTATTAATTTATCAAAAAAAAAATTAATCATATCTAAATTATTATTTATCCAAATAATATCCATTATTATTTAAATTTACTTATAAAATATTCTATATTAAATTTAATATTATCGAACGAATCATTAGAATTAATATATAATATTCTATTTTTATTTTTAAAATTTAATAAACCTTGTTCTGATAAATGTGACATATTTTTAACATGATCTTCATAATTATCTGGATACAATATTTTTAATCTTTCTAATCTAGTTTTTTCATCCATATTTAAAACAAAGTATATCCAATCGTCTGAATTATTTTCTAATAAATCTAATTCATTTTGAAATCTTAAATCATCTATAATACAATAATTATAACAATTTGTTTGATTGACAATATATTTTGCCCATACATCTGGATCAATTTCTCTCATTTTATCAGCAATATTAATTAATAAACTTCTATCTTTAAAATTTTTATTCATATTAAATAATTCATAAGCAAGATTTTTAATTTTTTGACCAAAAGAATATATTTTATATTCATTATTAGTTTCTTTAATTAAATTAGCAATTGTAGTTTTACCAGAACCCATCGGACCAGAAATAGCAATTTTCATTTAAATTAATTAATTAATTTATTTTTAAATTTTAAAATTCAAATTTAATTTATGCAACTGGATC